CATCCTGTATGTGCGAATGTGCGAGGTGTGTTCATGACAAACCAGAAGAAACCGAAGAGATTGTCAAAGACAGTTCCTCCTAAAAAAGGGCCCTTGTCACAAGGGTTGCAAAATATTTACAAAAAGATACAAATAGTTAAGACAACAAAATAAGGAATTCTTAACTATGAAACATACGTATTTCAAAATACCTGGATGGTGTAATTACACCGAAACTTACGACATGATTGTTGATGAAATCGCTGACGATGGAAAAATCGTTGAGATTGGATCTTTCTTAGGTCGATCAACGCATTATCTTGCAACTGCTTTAGTGAACGCAGGAAAAGAAAATGTAAAAATTTATTGTGTAGACACCTTTGAGGGCTCAACCGAACATTCTGGTTTAAACTTACCAAAAGATTTTTCACACATGTTTAAAGAAAATCTACAATACTTTATTGGAAGAAATATGGTCATACCTTGTCAAGGAAGATCAGACTCAGAAACCATACTTTGTCAATTTGCTGAAGAAAGCATCGACTATATCATGGTTGATGGAGCGCATGAGTATGAACCTGTTATGGAAGATATTGAAAACTGGTGGCCTAAGTTAAAGCCAACAGGCACAATGTTTGGTGATGATTATCTTCTTGAGTCTGTTAAACAAGCAGTTCCACATTCTTTAAACAAAATTGGATCTCCTTCATTTGGTGCAAACTCTAGTGTTGAACAAACATGGTATGCAAGTAAAGATCCTCAAAATAATTTAAAATGGGAAAAGAAAGTTCCAGGACAGAACTGTCTTAAATGAGTATTTTCGTAATTCACAACTATCAAAAAGAACTCAAAAGCCTAAAAGAGAATCTCTTAGAAAATCTTATTGTAGGGGTTGAAAAAATTGAGGATTACAAGTATATTTTAGGTAAGATACACATGCTAGAAGCATGCCAACAGGAACTTTCTCGCCTGCTGGAACAAGAGGAGAAAATAGATGACTAAAACTTTATACGTACCTGAAGACGTATTAAAAAAAATGAAAAACCCTTCTGAAGGGGTTGAAGCAGATCGCAAAGAATTAGAAAAATTACCAAAACCTGTTGGGTGGAGAATTTTAGTTTTACCTTTTAAAGCAAAGGATAAAACAAAAGGTGGTATTTTATTAACAGATAAAACAATTGAAGATTCACAATTAACAGCATCAGTTGCTTTGGTTCTTGACACAGGACCAGACGCTTATGCTGACAAAGAAAAGTTTCCTAATGGCCCTTGGTGTAAACAAGGCGATTGGGTCGTGTTTGGCAGATACGCAGGATCAAGACTAAAAATAGAGGGTGGGGAAGTAAGGTTACTTAATGATGACGAGATACTCGGCACTGTTGATAGCCCAGAGGACATACTATCAATTATGTAACATGGGAGGTAAACCATGCAAACAGAAATAACTTCTGCACAGAAAGAAAAGATGGTTGATCTTGATACTTCTGGAGAAGGTGCTGAAATCGAGGTTGAGGATAAATCTCACGGTGCCGTCAGTCCTGACAAGTATGAAGAGGTAAAAACCGAAGAAAAAGATCCACTCAACCCTGCTGTTGAAGAACAGTCAGAGGAGATGGATCAATACTCTGATAAAGTCAAAAAAAGAATCGATAAGATGACTTGGAAGCTCAGAGAAGCTGAAAGAGAGCGTGAAGCTGCTCTACAGTTTGCTCAAAACGTTCAAAAAGAATTATCAGACGCTAAGAAAAAAACTTACGACATTGATAAAGGCTACATGTCTGAGAGTGAAGTAAGAAATAAAATGGCTGCTGATTTAGCTCGTCAGAATTTAATTACTGCTCGTGAAGCGGGTGATTATCAAAAAGAAGAGGAAGCAAGACAAGCTTTAACAAAATTAGATTTGGAAGCAGAAAGAATTAGAGTGACTAAATCTAAGAAAGAACGTGAGTATGAAGAGTTTCAGAAACAGTTAGAGCAGGAGCAACAAGCTTATGCTCAACAACCACAAGCTAGACCACAACCTTCTAGTAAGGCATTAGCCTGGGCAGAGAAGAATCCGTGGTTTAGAAGTGATGAAGAAATGACTGATTATGCACAAAGAATACATCGTGGTTTAGTGGCAGAAGGATTTGACACTGAGTCCGATGACTACTATGATGAATTGACTAATAGGGTTAAAAACAAGTTTCCAGAGTCCTTTGCGGGCTCGGATCAGACTATCAGAAGCAACAAAATCGCCCAACCCGTTGCCTCTGCATCAAGGTCTGCAACCACTGGGCGCAAGTCTGTTAAGTTGACTCCTAGTCAAGTAAAAATAGCAAATAAGCTAGGGGTTCCCTTAGCTGAGTATGCTAAGTACGTTTAAGGAGGTACAAAATGACAGATATTAAAACACCAAGAAGTGCACAAACAAGGGCTAAAGAGGAACGTAGAAAACCTTGGAAGCCACCGTCTCAGTTAGACGCACCACCATGTCCTGATGGATATAAGCAACGATGGATAAGACACCGTGTAAATGGAGCGGATGACACTAAAAACGTCAACGCTAAATTAAGAGAAGGCTGGGAATTAGTTCGAGCCGATCAATACTCAGAGAATATGTACTCTGCTTACAACGGAAACATCAAAGCTTATGAGGGTGTCATCAGCGTAGGTGACTTGCTATTGGCAAGAATTCCTTCAGAGATTGTAGATGAGAGAAATACTTACTACAAAAATCGGACTGAACAACAGACCGAAGCTTGGGAACAAGATCCTCTAAGGGAGCAACATCCTAGCATGCCTATCAATGCTGATAGGCAGAGTCGTGTATCTTTTGGTGGTGGCAATAAGAAACCATCCTAAGATACTTAATTAATAAAGGAGATGAACTATGGCAAATCAAACTGGTAATTTCGGATTTCGTCCTGTTCAAATGCAAGGTGGTGCTTACAACGGTCAAGGCCAAAATGAGTACGCTATTGGGAACGGCGAAGCCTCCGCAATATATCAAGGTGATCCCGTTGTGCTATTAGCCAACGGAAACATCGACATAGGATCGTCTGCTGGTGCTGAACTTATTGGTATTTTTAACGGTTGCGAATATACTGATCCAACTACATCTAAACCAACATGGAGTAATTTTTACCCAGGTGGCATCGCAGCAGATGACATAAAAGCTTATGTTATCGACGATCCAAACGTGGTATTTGAAGTCAAATGTGATGACTCAAATGCTGGACAGGCACAAGTAGGTTCTAACGCAAACATCGCCACTTACGGCGCTGGTTCTACCATTTCTGGTATTTCCAACGTTGCAATTGACGGTAGTAGCTTTACAACCGACGCAGGTGCAAACTTTAGAGTTGTAGCGTTATCAACTGATGTTGATAACAATGATTACACTGCTGCTAACGCAAGCATCAGAGTAAAAATCAATCTACATGCTCTAAACGATTCAACAGGCATATAGGAGGTTAAACTATGGCTATATCTAGAAGTCAACTCGTTAAAGAGTTAGAGCCAGGTTTGAACGCTCTGTTCGGCTTGGAGTATGGACGATATGATGCTGAGCATGCTGAAATTTTTGATACAGAAACTTCTGATCGTGCATTCGAAGAAGAGGTAATGTTATCAGGTTTTGGTAATGCTAGAGTAAAGTCTGAAGGTGGATCAATTGTCTATGACAATGCGACAGAAACCTTCACAGCTCGTTACACACATGAAACAATTGCATTAGGTTTTGCAATCACTGAGGAAGCAGTAGAGGACAACCTTTACGACAGAATCTCAGCAAGATATACAAGAGCTCTTGCTCGTTCCATGGCAAACACTAAGCAAGTTAAGGCTGCTAACGTACTTAATAATGCGTTTGATCCTAACTTCCCTGGTGGTGACGGCGTAGAACTTTGTTCTGCTGCACACCCACTTGTCACTGGTACATTGTCAAACGAATTGGCAGTTGCTGCTGACTTAAACGAAGCATCTCTTGAGCAAGCATTAATTGATATTGCTGCTTTCACTGATGAAAGAGGCTTACTGATTTCTACTCAAGGTAGAAAACTCATTATTCCTTCTGAGTTACAATTCGTAGCAGACAGACTAACTCAATCAACATTAAGAGTTGGTACTGCTGACAACGATATTAACGCAACAAGAAATATGGGTATGGTACCTGAGGGTTACACAGTAAACCACTACTTAACAGACCCAGATGCGTTCTTTATCAAAACCGACATTCCGAACGGATTCAAACTTTTCCAAAGAAGCCCAATCAGAACTTCAATGGAAGGTGATTTCGACACAGGAAACGTGAGATACAAAGCTAGAGAGAGATATTCATTTGGATTCTCAGATCCTAGATGTGTATTCGGTTCACCAGGTGCTGCATAAGCATTACGATAAATAACATTAATTAGGGGGCTTTTATGCCCCCTTTTTTTATGGTACTTTATAACTTTATTAACCTCATGACCCTTCGGGGACTATTAACAAAAGGAGATAGACATGGGAACAACTACATTTTCTGGTCCAGTAAAGGCCGGAACAATTAAAGATACAACAGGTACTACTTTAGGATCTGATGTAAAAAATACAGGTTTTGTCGTTATGGCACAATCTGCATTTATTGATATTACAGGTGCATCTCATCTAAACCAAGTTATCGGAACAATTCCTGCTAACTCACAAATTACAGATGTTGTTTTAAACGTAACAACTGTAAATGATGATACTAACGCAGCGAGTGTTTCTGTTGGCACAGTAGGTGATGGTGATGCTTTTATTGCAACTGCAAACGTAAAAGCTTTAGGCACAACTTATGGTACTTTAGATACTGAAGCATCAAACGTTGGTTCAACTGACATTCAAGTTCTTGCTGATTTTACAGGAACAGATGGTGATGGAACCACAGGTAATGCAACAGTAACTGTAAAATATTTACAAAACGCTCAGATAGCACTTGCTGGTGACGTACCTGCGTAAGGAGTAAACAATGTCCGTAACACCAATTAATAGTAAACTATTTAAAGCCGTTGCTGCTGATACAGCAGCAATTGCAGCTTTACAAACTTTAGCAGGTGCCGGAAATATGACGTTGACAGGATCATCAGTAAATGATGGTTCTAATATGGATACCACTGTTACTCTAACATCTACAGGTAACATTTCAGGAGTTACATTTACTGTAACTGGAACTGACGCAAGTGGTTCTACGATTACTGAGGATATTACAGGACCAAATAACGATACTGTTACAGGTTCTACAAAATTTCTTACAGTAACACAGATTGCAGCAGACGCAGCGGTAGGAACAAATACCTCTGCTGGTTTTACTGCAACTACAGGAACACAAGGCATATTGTTTGCAGGCAACACACGTGTAAGAGGATTACACGGAGTTAGCTCATCAACAGCTGGAGCATTAATTCTAAGAGAAGGTTCACAAACTGGATCTAAATTATTAGAAATTGATACCCCTGCCGCCGCTGGTCAAGTAGATCCATATATTCCTGATGAAGGAATACGTTTTAGAACTGGTGCGTATATTGACATTAGTGCTGGCTATGACAGTGCTACAATTTTCTTTGATGGGTAATGGCTAGAGATAAGCAACCACCAAAAACTAAAAAATATTTCCGCTCCACGAAAAGTGGGGCGGGAATGACCAAAGCAGGTGTCGCTCGTTATAGACGAGAAAACCCTGGTTCTAAATTAAAAACTGCTGTGACAGGTAAAGTTAAACCTGGTAGTAAAGCAGCAAAAAGAAGAAAATCGTTCTGTGCTAGAAGTGCAGGACAAATGTAAAAATTCCCCAAAGCAGCAAAAGATCCTAATTCAAGATTACGTCAAGCACGTAAGAGATGGAGATGTTAAATGAAATATGATTGGTTTATATATTTTATTATTGCTTTGATGAGCCTTTT